CCTCGCGCTGAACCGCCTCGGCCTGCCCTACGACCTCGCCGCCTGGTGCGAGATAGACCGCCACGCCATCACCGCCCACAACGCCCTCTTCCCCCAATGGAGCGGACGCAACCTCGGCGACGTGAGCCGCGTCGACTGGGCCGAGTGGCACCACCGCCACCCCCAGCCCATCGACCTCCTCACCTACTCCTCCCCCTGTCAGGACTTCTCCGCGGCAGGACTCCAGCGCGGCGGCGAAGAGGGCAGCGGCACCCGCTCCGGCCTACTGTGGGAGACCGAGCGTGCCGTCCGCGAACTGCGCCCCCGCCACCTCGTCTTCGAGAACGTCGGCGGACTGGTGAGCGACAAGTTCATCGACCTCTTCAACCGCTGGCAGGTGCGGCTGAACGGCTACGGCTACACCAACTTCCAGCAGCTGATGAACGCCAAGGACTACGGCGTGCCGCAGAACCGCCTCCGCATCTTTATGGTCAGCATCCTCGACTGCCCCCGCGCCTACTACTTCCCCAAGCCCTTCCGCCTGGAACGCCGCCTAAAAGACGTACTCGAACAAAACGTGGAGGAGAGGTACTATCTGAAGGATGAGCAGGTGGAGAAACTGATGGCCGGACTTGACCGCGAAATGGAGCCCATCCCCCAAGCCAATAAGGATATGGTGATAGGTAGTATGCAAAAAAATGCCTATGTCGGTTCTGTGGACGGTGTCTCGCCATGTGTTAATGCCGCCTGTGGGATGGGTGGTGGACAAAGACCCATGGTGACAGAACAAGGCATCCGCATCCGCCGCCTGACCGAGCGCGAGCTCTACCGGCTGATGGACGTGTCCGAACCCGACATCGACACCCTCCTCGCCGCTCCCATCCCACGCACACAGCACGCCAAACTCGCAGGCAACAGCATCGTCGTGGCGTGCCTCCATTACCTCTTCCGCAACCTCTTCGTCGACACCGAACCCGCTGCGGGCACACAAACGAAATTATTTTAATACACAAACAATAAAAAACACATAAAGACCATGAACAACAAACCATTACAATCAAAAGACCTCATGCTCGGCGACTGGGTGATGTGGGATTACACGACAGGCTCCGGCGTGAAGGTCGGCGGCTACAAGATGCAGGTCGCCGCCGTCTATCAGGACGACCTCGTTGACCTCATCGACAGCGACAGCCTCTACGAACAGGTGCCGATGGATGAAGTGGAGGCCATACCGCTGACAGAGGGCATACTGAAAAAGAACGCCGACATCGTAGAGGCATGGCAGGACACAGATGTGTCGTGGGTGCGGCGTCATTACGTCCACGAGCTTCAGCACGCGCTACGGCTGGCAGGCATAGGAAAGGAGATAGAGCTATGAAGTATGCCAAGTACGTCCTCGTCAACGAGGAGGCAGGCATGGTGGTGTGGCACGAGAGCTACGACAAGGTCGTGGCCGAGCAGCAGGTCACGGGCGGCGTGGTCTACAACGCCGACACCATCGACCCTGACACCCTGCAACGCGCCCTCACGGCAGCACGCCACAACATGGGTGTGGAATAAGTTAGTAAAAAGCACGAGACCATGAGCCGCAACGAGATAGTAGAAGCCGTCGTCAACTCCGGCATAGTGCCACGGTATGCCACCAAGTTCTACCGCGGCAACTACCGAGAGGATGTCGTCGCCGACCTCTACTTCATCATACTTCACCTGCCGCAGGGGAGCCTTGAGAGGGCGTATCGCTCGGGTGACATGACGGGCGTCTTCCGGCTTGTGGCTGGCGTGCTGAAGCGGCAGCTCATCTCGACGAGCAGCTACATATACAACAAATACACGCGGCACGAACGCCGCCAGCATCCGACAGACAAGGTATGGGCAAGCAGCGAGACAGAAGACGAATAGACGAGGCCGAGTTCGTGGCTCTCGACAAGGACTTCCGCAGCAACGACTACGGAGACCTCCTTGTGAGAGCCTTCAACGCCCTCAACGCCGACGACAGGGCGCTGATGCTCGCCTACATGTCGGCAGGCTACAAGGTCAGCGCCCTCGTGCGCCAGCTCGGCGTCTCGCGGCCAGTCATAGAGGACAGGCTGTGGCGTATACAGGTCATCGTCAAGGAGCGCTACGAGAAGCTGAAGAAGGAGACCGACCCGCAATACAAACCAAAGACCATGAAACAAAACACCAAGACAAAGAAGAGGACGCTGCTGGCCTACGAGGCCGACGGCGTGAGGGAGTTCAGCGGCGTGGAAGAGGCTGCACGCCACTACGGCATCGCGGCTTCGACCATCTACCGCAGCATCGAGGACGGCAGGGCGACCCCCTGCGACGTGTCCTTCTGCTGGAGCGTCATATAGACACTTTTTTGAACTTTAGAGACAACCCCTATTAAATAGGCATGAAACAACTGACAGATTTATTACTCATCGCCGCCATCTACGTCTTCGCCCTCGACGTCAGCGGCTTTTGGCAGGAGGCCACCGCCGCCGTCAAGGCGTGGCTCACCCGAGGGCACTTCCGCACACCCATAGACATCAAGCCCTTCAGCTGCTCGCTGTGCATGACCTTTTGGACGGGCATAGTGTACCTCGCCATCACCGACAGCCTCACCCTGCCGCTGACGGCCTACGTGTGCCTCGTCGCCATGCTCACGCCGCGCATCGCCGACCTGCTGCATGTCGTCGACAACCTCCTCGCAAAGATATTCAACCAAATAAACAAGATACTATGAGCAAGTTATCATTGACCCCCGAGCAGGTCGAGAGCCTGCGCCCCTACGCCGCCATCCTTACGCGTGCCGCGCGTGGCGGCGAGGTCATAGGACTGCAGGCACATGTCAGCCGCACCGTCCTGTGGCCTATCTACAAGGCCATCTACAAGGCCACCCCTGGCAACGAATACTGCAACGCCTGCGTCGTCAAGGTGTGCAGCAAACTCGGCGCCCTGTACCTCGAAGCCGAGAATGCTGTCTCTGCGGCCACGTCAACCCCCGAGGCGGCACAACAGCCCACGGACGGGGAGAAAACGCCGCAGAAGGCGAAAAACGAGCCTTCTCGCCCCTCAAAGAAAACCAACCGCAAAAACAAATAAGCCATGAACACATTGATGACCATGTTCGCGACCTTCGTCGCCTTTGTCCTCGGCGTGATGACCTTGACCGAGGCAGTCAACAAACTCTTCAAGGTTGAGAACGGCACCGCCAAGCTTGTCGTCTCGTGGGTGCTCTCCCTCTCCCTCGCCGCCGCAGGCTTCGCCCTCCAGCTCGGCTTCTTCGCCGACTGCGGCACTCCCGACATGTGGCAGGGGTGGGTCAAGGCCGCCCTCGTGGGTATCGGCTGCGGCCTCTGCGCCAACGGCCTATACGACCGCAACGAGATGTGGCAGCTGCTGGAGCTCATCTTCGGCATATTCAAAAAGAAGTAGACACACACACCACTCAAATTTTTCATTGTTTTTTGTAGAGTATAGGTCGGCCGCTCCCTGCTAACGAGCGGCGCACGGGTGCGGAGGGCAGAGATGCCGCCACACCCACCAAGAAAAGGACACAGCTATGTATAAAAGCAAGAAAACCCCCGAAGAGATAGCCGAAGGCAAGCGTCGGCGGATGTCGCACCTTGTCGACATCGCCACGCGTGACGACTTCAAGGAGCTCGCCGCAAAGGGCGGCAGGAACTGCCGAGGGAAACAGCAGCAGCGCCGTCTCATGCGCGAGACCGTGGCCGAGATACTGGCGCTGCCTGCCGTCTTCAACGGCAAGGAGCTGAAGAACCCCACCAACGGCGAGCCGCTGGAGAATTTGCAGGCCGCCCTCGTCATCGCCACGCTGAAGAGCGCCCTCAACGGCGACCACAAGGCCGCCGCCAAGATAGTGGAGTGGCTCGGCGAGAGCAACACCGTGGCAGGTGTGAACATTAACGTGCAACTCGGAAAATAACACACGATATGGCAAAAGAACAACAACCGGCAGTCGTGGCGCAGACCGTCATGCTGCCTATCTCGAAAATCGAGACGAACCACGGCCAGATTGACGGCCTCCCCAAGAACCCGCGCATCCTACGCGATGAGCAGTACAAGCGCCTCAAGAGAAGCATCGAGGACAACCCCGAGATGCTGACCTTGCGCGAGCTGCTGGTCTACCCTCATGACGGCAAGTATGTCGTCATCGGCGGCAACATGCGTCTGCGCATCCTTCAGGACCTCGGTGAGAAGGAAGTGCCCTGCAAGATTATCGCCGAGGACACGTCCGTTGACAAGCTCCGCGCCTACACCATCAAGGACAACACCAGCGGCGGCGAGTGGGACTGGGACGACCTCGCCAACGAGTGGGACGCCGACGAGCTCGACAGCTGGGGTCTCGAAACGCCGCAGTGGAATGATGAGGATTTTAGCAACGACTTCGGCGTGCTGAATGACGAACTTAAAAACGCATCCGACAAATGCCAACTGACGCTTCTTATACCGATTGAGGAAAAAGAGAAGGTTGCCGACTATATCAAGAAAAACGGCAAAGACAAAATCGTTACCGTTGTCCTAAACGAGATAAGAAATGCCTAAAACTGGCTCACAAGTATTTATTTGCGACCTGCCTATACGCTTCGACACCTACCGAGGCTGTTCGCATGCTTGCGACTACTGTTTCGTAAAGCTAAAGTACGACATCCAAAACATCAAGCCAGCCGAGAGCGTGGTTGCCTTGCGTGACTTCATCGACGGCAAAAGAAACAAGCTGACGAAGTGGTGCGACTTCGATATACCGTTACATTGGGGAGGGGAAAGCGACCCGTTTCAACCTGTGGAGAAGAAGTTTCGGCGCAGTCTCGAATGCCTTAAACTGTTTGCTGAAACGCAGTACCCCTTTGTTGTCAGCACCAAAAACAAGCTCATTTCCGAGGGCGAGTACCTTGAGTTAATAAAGCAATGCAACTGCGTTGTGCAGTTCAGCGCCGCTTGCAAGGAGTATGACGAGTTTGAAAAAGGCGCGAGTACGTTTGACGAGAGGATGCAAGCCGCTGAGGAAATAGCCAAGTATAAGAGGGTTATCGTCCGTGTGCAGCCATACATGCCCTACTACCACAAGCAAATCACGCAAGCGCTAGAAAGGTTTGCAGAAGTGGGTGTATATGGGTGCGTCTTTGAGGCCATGAAGTACAAAACAAAGAGACCGAAAACAATACGGCTCGGCGGCGACTTCGTCTACCCTACGGACATTCTGCAACCCCTGTTTCTGCAACTCAAAAGCAAGTGCCACAAACTCGGTTTGAAGTTCTACGCAGGGGAGAATAGGTTGCGCAGCATGGGCGACAGTTTGTGCTGTTGTGGCGTGGACGGCCTCGGCTGGCGTACTAACACCGCTAACCTCAACCACTATTTATTTGATAGGGGGGGGTGCAAGTCACTGAAACAATGCAAGTTAAAGGGAGTTGCGAGTTTTACAAGGCCATCGCGCAGAGCAGCCTTGTCGGCACTTCGATAGGGCGTTTCTCCTATGACGAGTTAATGCAGACCGCCTTACGGGACAAGAAGTATATAAGCATGTTAATGACAGACGACTATTTAAAATAACCACAAGTGCGGCGGCAGAGAGTTCTTTATAAACGTCAATTCACAAAAAAACCTTTTGTTTTAACAGTGACATCCGCATTTTCAATTTACTGCCGCCGCATTTTTTAACACCATGACCCCCTCCGCCTCCATAAACATCACATTGTACACGCCGCAGCCGTACCAACGGGCGGTGCATGACGGCCTCGCTGCGCACTGGGCTGGCAGCATGCACTTCGTCAAGAGCGTCAGGCAGAAGGGCAAGAGCATGATGTGTGAGAACATGTTAGTCCTCGCCGCCCTCTCTCATCCCGACCAGCGCTGCGGCTTCGTGGCGCCCATCCTCAAGCAGGCCAAGCCCCTCTACAAAGATATCGTGCGCAATCTCAAGCCCCTCGTCGCCGAGAGCAACGGCAGCGACCTCGAGGTGACCTTCATCAACGGCAGCAGCCTGCACTTCATGTCGGCAGAGCAGGGCGACAACCTCCGCGGCTTCACGGTCTCGCAGCACGGCCTCCTCATCATCGACGAAGCGGCCTACATCAGCGACGACGTGTTCTACACCGTCACGCCCTTCGTCAACGCCAACAACGCCCCCATCGTGGCCGTCAGCACGCCGCGCTTTCGCAGCGGCTTCTTCTACGAGTTCTACCAAGACGGCATGCAGGGCAAGGACGGCATATACAGCTACGACTTCAACGACTGGCCGAACCCCTACATCACCCCCGAGCGCCTTGAGCTGCTGAAGAAGAAGATGCCCCTCAACCTCTTCCGTGCCGACTACCTCGGCGAGTGGATGGAGACCACCAGCGACCTCTTCGGCGACTTCAACGCCGTCGTCAGCAACACCGTGACGGCAGGCACACGCCACACGGCAGGCCTCGACTGGGGCGTCGGCCTGGCCGCAGGCAAGGACAGCGACAGCACGGCGCTGTCGGTCTTCAACGAGCACCGCCAGCAGGTGCGCCTATACCATTGGAACGACCTCGACGAGACGGCCACCGTGCAGGCCGTGGTGCAGGCCATACGCGAGTACGACATCCGCAAGCTCGTCGTGGAGACCAACAGCATCGGCGCCGTCTACCTCGGTCTGCTGAAGAAAGCCATCACCGCCGCAGGGCTCCCCTGTGTCGTCGTGGAGTTCACCACCACCAACGACAGCAAGCGCAAAATCATAGAGCATTTTATCGTGGAGGTGCAGAACCGCACCGTGCAGCTCCTTGACGATGCGGAGCAGAAAGTGCAGCTCGCCGCATACCAGATGGAGAAGACCCCCTCGGGAAAGATAACATACAACGCCGCCAAAGGCTACCATGACGACATCATCATGGCGACGGCCTTCGCCCTCCACGGCATGCGGACGGCACAATACGCAGTAATATGAGACACAACGAGAGTGAGATGCAGCGCGCCTGTGTGCGCTGGTTCAGATACCAATACCCACAGCACGCCTCCATGCTGATAGGCGTGCCTAACGGCGTGGCCACCACGGAGCGGCAGGGTGCCATACTGAAGGCCGAGGGCATGCTGGCAGGTGTGGCCGACCTGCTGCTGCTCCTTCCGGCGCAGGGCTACACCATGCTCGCCATAGAAATGAAGACCGACAAGGGGCGGCAGTCGCCGCGCCAGCAGGCATGGCAGCAGGAGGCTGAGCGGCACGGCATACGCTACGCCCTCGTGCGCTCCTTCGACGAGTTCATCAACCTTGTAGAACCATACATGCAAGACTATGAAAGAAATAAAAGCAATTGACAGCTGGGAGCAGCTGACCGTGGCGCAGTTCGAGGAGCTGTGCCGTCTGCAGGAAGAACACCCAACCGACTGCGCCAAGTACATCATCGAGTATCTGTATGACGTGGCCGACGCCGAGCAGCTACCCATCATCGAATACAGCGCCTACATGGCAGGCCTGCAGAAGTTCATCGGCGAGCCCGTCCTCAAGGCCAAGCTCACGCCGTCGGCGACATACACCATCCACGGCAGGCTCTACCGCGTGGATATCACCCCTGCCGACTTCAGCGTGGCGCAGTATACCGACCTCACCAACTACCTCAAGAGCGGCAAGGCGTCGCTCATAGACCTGCTGGCCGTGGTCGTCATCCCCGACGGCCACCTCTACCAAGACGGCTATGACATGCGGCAGGTGCGGAGCGACGTCGGCGACCTACCGCTGACGGCAGGCTTCGCCGTGGTGGGTTTTTTCGGCAGATGGTCAAAGAGTTACATGGACACTTTCCTGCGCTCTTTGACCAAGTACCTGATGAAGGGGAAGACGGGGAAGATGCACCCCGAGCTGGTGAAGAAGCTGGCAGCGGAGGTGGCGGAGTTTTCGCGCCTTATGGCATCACGCCTTTCGTGATAACCTACTGCAAGCTGACAAACACGCCCATCATGGAAGTATACCGGCAGAGCGTCACGCACCTCTTCTATATAGTGAGCTACGAGACGGTGCGGAGACGGCAGGAAAATGAAGAGCTCAAGAAATACCGCAAGGGCTACGCGTAGCCGACGCGGCCAGTTGTTTCATATCGTTGTTTCGGGCGGTGCTACGTGTTGGCGCCGCCTTTTTCACTTTTAGCAAAGACCCCTATTAAAAGGGCAAAGAACGACAACATGGAAGATGTAGAGATACTGCAAGTCAACACGCAGCCTGGCGTGCAGAGCGTCGCCAACCTCCGCAAAGAGATAAAGGCGCTCCGCGACCAGCTGCTCGGTCTTGAGCAAGGCACCAAAGAATATAACGACACCCTCGTAGAGCTGGGCGACAAGACGCACCAGCTGCGCGAGATGCAGGAGCAGGTCAAGCAGACGACGACCGACTTCGGCGACCGCGTCGCCAACGTGCGCGGCACCGTCATGGGTTTGACTGGAGCCTTCCAGACCGTCCTCGGCTCGCTGTCGCTCATGGGCGTGGAGCTGGGCGACGACGTGAAGATGCTCAAGATGCTGCAGAGCGCTATGGCCATCACGCAGGGCGTTGCGGCCATAGACAGCGGCGTCAAGGCCTTTCGCGCCCTCACTATAAGCATCAAGGCCAGCACAACGGCGATGAGCGGACTGAAGAAGGCGCTCATCACCTCCGGCATAGGAGCCGCCGCCGTGGCCGTAGGCATCCTCGTGAGCAAGTTGAGCGAGCTGAAGCGCGAGCAGGAGGAGGCTGCAGAGGCAGCACGCAAGCACAACGAGCAGCTGAAGGAGCAGTTGAAGGTCGCCAATCAATTGAGCGCCGCCGAGGGTGACTATTACAACGAGCAGTACAACAACCTCGCCATCGTGCAGGGGCTTGAGAAACGTCTCGCCGACAGCCGCGCCTATTGGCAGGAGGAGTACCGCAAGGGCAACATCAACGCCTTCGAGCTCGACAAGAAGATAGAGGACGACAGGGTGAAGTACATAGCCGCCGCTGGCGAGAAGATGAAGGCCGTGTGGCAGGAGATACTTTCGCACAACAGCGACGAGAACTGGAAGGCCAGCGACGAAGGCAAGAAGACGTGGCGAGAGTATTTTCAGTGGCGAGCCGTCGCCGCTTATGGCGACCTCGAAGAGCAGAAGAAACTCATGCAGGAGTGGGCGGACTTCACCAAGCAGAAGGCCGCAGTCGTCAAGGCCGCCGTCGCCGAGGTGCAAGACCCCGAGAGTGCGTCGCCCATAAAGAACACCATGACGGCGCAGGACAACGCCCCCTCGCGTGACTATGCCGGAGAGGCGCAGCAGGCCGAACTGCAAGCCCTCACGGACTACACGCAGCGCAAGGCCGACATCATGATAAACGGCGAGGCCGACGCGCAGGAGCAGCTGCTGCAGCTCGACATGGAGTACCGCGACCGCCGCGAGGAGCTGTTGAGGCAGCGCTTCGAAAACGGCCTCATCACGGAGCAGGACTTCAACAACCAGCTCGCGCAGCTGGAGGTGGAGGCCGCAGACCTTCAACTGGAGGGCGAGGCCTTGTTGACCGACCAGCTGGCACAGCAGGAGGCCGAGCGCACGCGCAAGAAGCAGGAAGAGATAGAGAAGCGCAAGGCGCTGGAGAAGGGTTTTGTCGCCGCCATGTCGGCCTCGGCCACAGCCATCGGCACCGTCCTCGGAGCCATCAGCGACACGATGGAAGAGGGTACGCAGGAGTGGAAGGCACTCAAGATTGTGCAGGCCACCATCGACACCATACAGGGCGGCATCGCCGGCTTCATGTCGGGCGTCAACAGCGGCCTCCCTGCCCCCTACAACCTCATCCTCGCCGCCGCCACAGCGGCCACGGTGATAGCCACCGGCATAGCCAACATCGCCAAACTCAAGAGCGTGCAGGTCTCGAAGAGTGGCGGCGGCGGCAATGTCGGCAGCGTCTCCACGCAGGCCGTGAGCGTCAACGCCACGACGGTCACGCCGACGCGTGCCGTGCAGACCGACGAGGACATAGCCAACCTCCCCGACACGCGCGTATACGTCCTCGAAGAGGACATCACCGCCGCGCAGAAGCGCGTGGAGGTCTCAACAGACAACGCAACATACTAACACACAAACGTTATGAAGATATACAGAGTTACTTACGACGACCAGCCCGACTGGGGTTTGCTGGCTATCAGCCTTGTGGACTTTCCTGCCGTGGAGAAGAACTTTCTCAAGTTCTGCGAGGAACCCAAGCGGCAGCAGGTGCGCCTCAAGGCCGACGACGAGCAGCATGTCATCACGGGCGTCGCCCTGCTGGCGGACACGCCTATCTACCGCCGCAATGAAGAGCTGGGCGAATATTACATAGTCTTCGAGAAGGACACCATCCGCCAGCTCGTGGAGAAGTACAGCAAGGACGGCCTGCTGAACGTCATAGACCTGCAGCACGACCGCGACACCTACAGCACCTCGCAATGTGTCATGATTGAAAGCTACTTCATCGACAAGGAGCGCGGCATCGTGCCGGAGGAGTTCAAAGACGTCACCGACGGCTCGTGGGTGGTCTCCTTCAAGGTCACCGACGACGAGCTGTGGCAGCAGATAAAGGAGAGCGACGGCGGCGAGGGTGGCCTCAACGGGTTCAGCGTAGAGGTCGTCAGCGGCCTGGAGCGCATGAAGGCGCAGCACCGCATGGCTGCCGAAGAGCCTATCGGCGACTGCGAGGCGCTGGCCGAGGCGCTGGGTCTCGAAAAAAAAAAGTATGACTTTCGCGTAAGCCGTTCCGACATCAAGGCGGCGATGCGCGAGGAGGTGCAGGTGGATATCGAGCTCACCGACGGCGGCAAGGTCGTGCGAGGGCAGATGAAAGACCTCGGACGGCGTGGCGGTGCCGACGTTGTGTCGGTGTATCTGCCCGACAAGGAGGTGTGGGAGGTTCTGAAGCTCGACGACATCGCCGCCGTGAAGCTCACCGACGTGCCGCTGGCGGCGTGGAAGTATGACGTGCCGAGCTACGAGGACATCGTGGCCGACGACGATATAGTCATCACCGACAGCCGCGAGGCCAGCGACGACAACCTCAAGGCAGCCATCGAAGGGCGCTTCTTCGCCATGATATACTATGACGACGAGAGCGGCGAGGGCTGCACCAACGCGCGGCAGGTGCAGGTCGTGGCGGCAGGCTACCATACAGGCACGGGCAACAAGTGTTTTCGTGCATACGAGTGGTTCGGCGACACGCATACCGAGGTGCCTGCGTGGAAGATGTTTTTGACGAAGCGCTGCCGCAGCTTCCGTATCATGACCGAAGCCGACCGCTGGACGAGCGTGCCGCCCCTCTACCACATGAACGACAGCCAGATGGAGACCATCTTGTGGCAGGTCGACGACAGCTTCATACCGACAACCGTGTAACATGGCAGAACGTCAGCACATCATAGGCCAGCTGGTCGACGAGACCGCCCTTGACAACCTCGCTATGGAGCTGGCCACGCAGTACCAGAAGAACCTCGCCGAGATGAAGGTCAACGCCACGGGCGCCCTCTCGCGTGCCGCCATCAACTACATCTTCTCGTGGAAGGGCGACACGCTGGTGCTCATCTTCCGTCTCCCCGAGCAGTGGTATTATGTGGAGCATGGCCGCGACAAGACCACGGGCAAGACCGGCAAGCCGTGGCCTAACGCCGTTGACGACATCCTGCGCTGGATACGCATCAAGCGCATCGTGCCGCGCACGCCTATGCGGTCGGCAAGGGTGCCGAAGAGCCGCAAGCCCGTGCCGAAGGCCGTCGAGGAGCGGCGCATGGCCGAGGCCATCGTGCGCAAGATACACCGCGAGGGCTTCTACTCTCCCAACCACCACGGCCTGCACCCGTTGGAGAAGGCCGTCGAGGAGGTGGCCATCAAAGAGCGGCTGCGCGGCATCCTCGTTGACGCACTCGGCAAAGAGATACGCGTGGAACTTGCTGACGCTGTGACACATATCAAAAAATAAAAATACCCCTATTAAATAGAAAAAGAAAAGACATGTCAACGACCATCAAGATACGTAGAGACAGTGCCGCACGGTGGGCGACGAACAACCCCGTGCTGGCCTACGGTGAGTTTGCCATCGTCACCGACACCACGCCGCAGCGGCTGAAGATAGGCACAGGCCTTGCGGCCTTCAACGACCTGCCGTACTTCACCATCCCCAACGCCACGCAGAGCGTGGCAGGTGCCATGAGCGCCGCCGACAAGACGAAGCTCGACGCCATACCCAACTCCCAACTCGTGGACGTAGATGCCGCCTTCGGCATCAGCTCTCTCGCCGTCGGCATGGCCGTGCTGGCAACCTACAGCTTCGGCAGCGAAGGCAACTACGACATCATCAACGACAACGCCGACGGCGATGTGGCGATGGTAAAGGTAGACAACGGCAAGGCCTACGACACAGGACAGCAAATACACTTCACCGCCGGCACGCACACCGTGGCCGTCGTCTTCAAAGACCCCACAACCATTCCCCAAGCTGCCTTCGCCAACATAGAACTCAAGGAGGTGCACATACCGTCATGGGTACACCGCATTGAAGACGGTGCCTTTGCTGTCACCAGCCTCGGTTTGGTGCGATGCGAAGCTATGACGCCCCCCGAACTCGGAGGCGACAATGTCTTCGCCAGCCTTGACGTCAGAAACATCACCCTGCTCGTGCATAAAATCGCCAACGACATGTATGCCAACCGCGCCGTGTGGCAGGACTTCCAAATAGAAAACTTTTAAAAATCAAGATACCATGAAAGCAGAATTTTCCGCCCTGATACGCGCAGGCCGCGTGCCCGAATGCTACCGCGCCACCGCCCTCACCGATGTCGCCGCCGCTGGCCGCCCGTGCAGCATCATGATAGTGCCGCTCGCAGGCGGCGCCATGGAGGACATCGCCACCGTCAATATGCGGTGCAACCCCACATATAACAGCGCCGAGACCGACGCCCCTGCCCCTTGTCACGACTGGTCGCCGCTCATCGTCGACAGCATCAGCAAGGTCGAGAGCGTCGAGGACGGCACCGAGTATGTCCTTGACACCGACTACGCGCTCTACTACGCCCCGATAACCATCCACGAGTGACATGTTGATAGTAAGGACACCCGAAGAGCCTGTCACGCTGGTCGTGCCTGCCATCCGTGCCGCCGAAGTGGACGGGCACGGTGAAGGCACAGCCCTGCTGACCGTCACCGACAGCACCTCGCACGAGGTGATGAGCGCAGAGGTCGACATCAACGCTGTGACGACCTTCTCCCTCAACATCGTCGACATTGTCCTCGGCCTCACCAACGGCCAGTACACCTATACGCTGGCACAGAATGGCGTGGAGCTCTCTCGCGGCGTCCTGCAGGTCGGCGTCCTGGAGCCCGAGGTCAGCATCCATGAGTATAATCCCGAAATAAGACGCTATGAACAATAACGAGACACAGCAGATGAACTTCGCCGTCGTGGAGCCGCGCTCTGCCGCCATACCCAAGCCCGTGGAGAAGAAGAGCTACGGGACAGGCAAATACATCGCATACGGCGAGGACAACGCGTACCCCGACTTCCTGCTGCGCTGCTATGAGGAGTGCAGTACCCTGCAGAGCATCATCAACGGCCTCGCCGACTACGTGGCAGGGGCTGGCTTCGTCACGGGCGACGCCGAGCGCATCGTCAACGAGAAGCGCGAGACTTACCTTTCGCTGGTGCAGCGTGCCGTCGTGGACTATATCATCTACGGCGCTCTCTCCGTAGGCGTGCGCCGCGATGCAGGGGAGCATGCTATAAAGTTCCTCGATTACCATGACACGCGCAACATACGCCTCGACGAAGAGGCCGACACGGCCTTCTTCTGCAAAGACTGGACGAAGAGCACGCGCAAGGTCGTGAAGATACCAATTTTCAACCCTCGCAACAAGGCCGAGGACAGGAGCGAGATGTACGTCAAGGCTCCGGCGTCACGCAGCCTCTACGGTCGCCCCATGTGGGGCTCTGCCGTCAAGGACGTGATGACGGCGATGGAAATCTCGACCTTCCACCTGTCGGCCATCCTCAACAACTTCGTGCCGTCGGCTGTGGTGAACTTCAACAACGGACAGCCCGACGAAGATACGCAGCACAAGATTGAGAAACGCCTCAACGACAAATTCAGCGGTGCCCAGAACGCCGCACGCCTGCTTGTGTGCTTCAACGACAGCAAAGACCACGCCACGACGATGCAGAGGCTTGCAGAGGACAACTTCGACCAGCGCTACAACGCACTCGCCAAGAGCGTCAAGGAGAACATTTTTATCTCCTTCCGCGCCCATCCGCAGCTCTTCGGTGCCGACCCCGAGCGGCAGGGCTTCAACAGCGTGGAGTACGAGCAGACCTTCAAGCTCTTCAAGGAGACCGTCGTGCGGCCTTTGCAGAGACAGATAGAGGCAGCCTTCGCCACCCTCGGCAGCGAGTGGGAGTTCACGCTGGCAGAGTTTAACATCAACTTCGGAAAGGAGGTCACCGAATGAGTATCGTTTTGTTAATCAGCGAGACCACGCTGAAGAAGTACACCGTCGTCAACGACAACGTGGACGCCGCCTACATCACGCCCAGCATCGTCAAGGCGCAGGAGATAGGCCTGCAGCCCCTCATCGGCTCGGTGCTCTACCGCAAGCTGTGCGAGGTCGCCGATACGCCGCCCGACGAGCGAACCGAGGCCGACCAGCCATATGTCGACCTCATCAACGAATACGTCACACCGTATCTCTGCAACAAGACCACCGCCGAGGTGCAGTGGGCGGTCTTCGCCAAGATAAAGAACAACGGTATCGTCACAAGCCAAGACCAGCAGACGCAGCAGATGAGCATCGGCGACTGCGAATACCTTCGCAAGAAGTACGACTATGACGCTGACTTCTACGGCGGCAGGCTCACGGACTACCTCAAGGCCAACAGCACACGCTTTCCCGAATACATGAAGCGCGAGAGCTGCGCCGACATCAAGGCCGACGCCGACGCATACAAGACCAATATCGTGCTATGAGCTGGACTGAACTTGCACCGATAATAGAGGCCGCGCTGAAGGCCACGGGCTATGTCAACAGCGTCTACGAGGGCGACGTCTACGACATGTGGAACAACACCGATGTGCCGTATGTGTCTGCCTGCTACGACGAGGTCGGCATGCCCGACAGCGGCTCGGAGAGCATCGACCGCTATGACGTCCTCGTATATGTCGCCGACCGCCTTGAAGACGACGGCAGCAACACGAGGCAGGCGCGAGACTTCTCGCGTGCCGTCCTCAAGGTCGCCCTCGCCCAGCTCCGCAGGTCGGAGGCCGTGCTGTCGGTCAGCGCAGAACCGCTGCAGCCCTTCGTGCAGAAGTTCGCCGACAACCTCGCTGGCTACTACACGACGCTGTCCGTCATGGTGAGAAACAACATCGAAAACTGTTGAGATATGGCAAAAGCACTTTTCAAAGGTACACCGTGGTACGTTTACGTGGTCTTCGTCGTGGCCATCGGCCTGGGCGTCGCCGGCTTCTGCGTGCCGCCGCAGGGCGAGATTTCCGGCTCGGTGCTCACCTACATTGGCGAGCTGGTGGGCGGCGTGGCGCTCGTGGAGTTCGTGGTACACATACCGGCCTACCTTGAGGCAGGCGTGAAGGCGAAAATCAGTCACGGCAACACCACCATCGCCGTTGCTGCTGACGAAGTGAAGGACAGCGAGTTAGAGTAAAAAAAATGAATTTTACGAAAAACACCTATTAAATAACCAAAAACCAACAAATCATGAAGAAAATCAAGACACCCTTTCTTGCGACGCTCAAGTCCTTGCTCGTAAAGCTGGAGAGCGTCCGCACCGTCGACGACAAAGACCTGATGGTTGACGGCGAGCTGGAGGTCGGCAAGGACATCCTCATCGACGTCGACGGCGAGTATGAGCCTGCTCCCAGCGGTGAGTACGACACTGGCGAGAAGGTCATCGTCGTGGAGGCTGGCCGCATCACCGAGATACGCGAGAAGGAGCCGGAACCCGACCCCGACCCCAAACCCGAAGACCTGCGCAAGCAGAGCTTCAACGCCCTGCGCGAGCACTTCTCACAGACCTATGAGGAGCGCGTGCGCAAGATTGTCGCCGCCATCATCGCCCTCGGCTACTCCGACTACGGCTATGTCGTGGAGGCCAGCGACGAGCACGCCGTGTGGGCGTATTGGGACGATGCCACGCAAGAGGAGAAGTTCGTCAGCTTCTCGCTCGTGTGGGCTGACGAGGAGGTGACAGCCTCCAACCCCGTAGAGGTCGTGCCGACCTTCAAGGCGAAGGACGCCCCCGAACCTGCCGACCCTGCCGCCACCGCCGAGATGGAGAGCGTGAAGGCCGAGAACACCGAACTCAAGGCCACCGTCGAGCAGCTGAAGGCCGAGAACGCCGAGCTCAAGGCGAAAGCCGCCCTGCCCCCTGCCGGCGACGAACCCGACGACGAGAGCCGTGAACTCGCCAACAAGTTCATCACCGCCGCACGCAAGGCGCAATAAATAGAATATTAACCTCAAAAAACCAAGTATTATGGCATTTACAGTTACCTCTCTGCCGGACTATACCGAGCAGAACCGCAGCGCCCTCATCACCGCTGCCGTGCTGGCCGCCAAGTCGGCTCGCCTCTTCACCCCCATGCCCGATGTCAAGGGCCCGACCACCCTCAACCTGCTTGACATCGCCGTCAACTTCCAGAGCGGCGAGGCCTGCGGCTTCACCCCCTCCGGCGACGATGTGCTCTCGCAGCGCACGCTGACCCCTGGCATCATCAAGGTCAACAAAAGCTGGTGCCCGAAGGTGCTCCGCACCAAGTATGCCGTCCACGAGCTCGAAATCGGCGCAGGCCGCGAGAAGCTGCCGTGGGAGGAGAAAATCGTCGGCGAGATACTCGCCAAAGTAGGCGCCGAGAACGAGAAGGCCATGTGGCAGGGTGACACCACCAATGGCACTGGCAACCTCCAGTTCTACAACGGCGTGGCCACGCTCATCAACGCCGACATCACCGCCGGCCTTGTGACGCGCACCACCACCGCCGCCAGCGCCGACACCGTCTACGACCGTGTCTACGCCCTCTACAAGCTCATCCCCGACGAGGCTCTGGCCACCGCCGTCATCTGCATGAGCTACGCCAACTATCGCGAGTTCGTGACGTCGCTGATGCAGCTCAACCTCTTCCACTACGAGCGCAACGTCGACGAGAGTATGGAGTGCGTGCTGCCTGGCACCAACACCCGTGTCCTCGGCATCCCTGGCATGACCGGCCTCAACCGCATCTATGCCCTCGAGCCCGAGCAGGTCGTCTACGGCTTCGACGCCGCCGACGACATCGAGACCTTCCGCCTGTGGTACTCGGAGGACAACGACGACTTCCGCTTCCGCCTGCAGTTCTCGGCTGGCGTGCAGTACGCCTATCCGAGCCGCATCGCCGTCTCCATCCCCAACGGTGGCGGCAATTAATCGGCCATAGAGCGACGAAAAGACAACGGGGCGGTGATATACTGCCGCCCCTCATTTTAACGCTAAAAATAGGAGAAAAAGATATGGCATATTGCGCACCACAAACCCTTACCGACATCAACGCCGAATGCGGTGCTTCGATGGGCGGCGTCCGTATCGCCACCGTCCGCAACCGCGCCGACATTGAGAGCATCACCGTCGTTGACGGCGAGGTCACGGCGATGACCCTCGCCGCGAGTGCCGCCGAGGACGCCACCGTGCTCTCGTTCCGCGACCAGACGTGCCAGCTGTCGAGCGAAGGCACGATAGACGACGTGCAGGGCGTACACTTCTACACCCACACGCTGGCCTTCCGCTTTCCGCGCATGAGCGCATCCAAGCGCATGAGCATCCACGCGCTGACACACGCGGAGACCATCGCCGTGGTGAAGGACAACAACGGCACCTACTGGCTCGTCGGCAATGAAGCCCCCCTGCGTGCTTCTGCCGTCACCGCCGGCACCGGCACGGCCTTCACCGACCCCAACGAATACGTGCCTACGCTCTCGTGTGTCTCGCCCGAGCTGCTCTGCACGGTCTCTGCCGCCGCCCTGCAGACCTTCCTCGGCGGCGCCACCCTTTGACGCTTCCACTGCATTGTTTTGTGTTTGGCCTCCTGCCTTCGTGGTGGGAGGCTTTTTTGAACTTTAGCCGCCGCCCCTATTAAAAGAGAAAGAAAGACGAGACATAATGAAGACCATCAACAAGCCTATCATAATAACCTTTGGCGGCATGGTGCCGTTCTCGCAGCACACCTTCAAGGTGCAGCTTGCGGCGTATGGCGCAAACTATAACGATATCTACGAGGGGCGCTGCATCGCCGACGCCGACGGCAAGGCCGACATCGCCGTTGACGACATCTGCCGCGCGTATATGCGCAAGAAGCTGCTGACGTGGAACGACGACCGGCAAGGCTATGTGCCGACCGCCCTCGCGGACATCGAAGAGCAGAGAGAGCCTACCGACGGCATCCTCGCCCTGCTGCTGGTCTCCATCTCCGGCGGTGGCTACACCTCCGAGCAGACGGCCATCGTGTGGGACGGCTGGCTGCTGGGGTGGCAGCAAGGCGAGCTGGTCTTTACGGGTGGCGAGACCGTCAACCTCACGCTGCTCGGCAATGCCGTCGTGCCTCACTTGCCGCCTGTGGCGACAACCAACATGTGGCTCGAACTCGCTTTGCAGTGGTTCGTCAACGAGCAGCCACAGCTGGGGAGCGACCTCATACATAGAGTTACGCTGTCGTTGGCAGGTGCAGGCTGCTATGACATGGCCTTCACCTTGCGCGACCTCTTTGCGTCGCTCTTCAACGGCGAGGTTGACGGTGGCGTATCCAACAGCACCTTCGACACCTCCGTGGACGGTGGCGACAGCGACGATACTGCCACCGATGAGGCTGACGGCGGCGACAGCGAAGGCACGCTCACCGTCGTGTCCGACATCGATATCAACCTCTACCACGGCGGCGGTGTTATACCAGTGGCGCATGTCGACCGCTGCCCCTCGCCCTACTATGTGGCGTGGAGACTCCCGAGTGGCGGCTGGTTCTGCTGGGGCTTCGACGGCAACACCACCGAGCAGGCATCGCCAACGGTGGCCACGCTTCACGACTACCGCAACAGCGACCGCGTCACGGCTATGGACGTGCAGCAGCAGTACAGCCTCTTCAGCGGCTTTCTCACGCGCGAACAATATAATATTATAACGACCATAGCCTACGCCCGAGAAGTGTACCTCTATAACGTGGAGGTCGACAAGGGCGTGTGGTGCAGCGTGGAGAACAGGTCGCTGCCGACGGCTGGCAACGTGCGCTGGCGTTTCGAGCCTATAAATATCACCCTCAAAGAGATAGTGCATAAAGAGTTATGAGCAGGCTGTATTTGAAGATACCCTATGGCATGACGAAGCAGGTGTGGCGAGAGGTCGTCCTCGACGACAAAGAGGACGTGCGCTTCACCTTCACCTTCGACAACCTCGACAACCCGACAAACTACGTCAGCGAGCGCAGCGTGTCGGTCAAGTTGCCGCGCTGTGCCGACAATGACAAGCTCTTCAGCAATATTTACCGCCTTGACAGCGTGGTTACGGCCAGCGGCTTCAATCCTGCCGAGAAGATGCAGTACCTTGCCATGTCTTCGGGGATGGTCGTCAGTACTGGCGACGCCGTTCTCACAAAGGTAGACAAAGACGCATACTATCTGTCGCTGACAGGCTCGCAGAGCGCCATATTCTCGCGCCTTCTCAACGCAGGCTGGAGCGCGGCGAAGAAGACCGAAGACGACAGCTATGTCAAACTCTTCGACGTGGTGCGCTATGCGTGGCGCAACGGCTTCGACATGAACGCGAAGAACGCCCTCAACGCCGCCCTCGTGCGCACGTCATGGATGGTAGACAATCCACTCTTCGACCTCACGGAGATATATCAGCATGACGACCTCGCGGCGCTCTATGGCCTTGCGGCTGCCTACGAGACGGCGGCGCACATCGTCTCGCTCATAGGCTTCGCGCCTACCCTGCAGGGAGCGTACCCCGACTTCAGCGGCGACAAGTGGCTCAACAAGACCGTCATCGACGGCGAGAGAGCCGCACAGGCTGGCATCGTGCCTGTGCTGTCGCAGCGGACATGGCTCGACGGCAGCGCCGCCGACAGTTACAAGGTAGAGGGCACGGTATACGAGCAGCAGCTGGGCGAATACCGCAGCTACTACCAGCAGCCATATATCTACGTGTCGGCCTTGTGGCAGCTCATAGCGAGGGAGTGCCGCACCGTCACGGGCTACGACATGATACTCGACCAGCGTTGGTTCAACGCTACCAACGACGAGCTCAAGGGCATGGTCTACATGCTGCCGCAGCAGAAGATAGACGAGAAGACCATCGCCGAGAGCGCCCTGTCGGGAGGGCAGACGGCCACCGTCATGCCAATAGAGAGTGCCGAAGTGTCGCAGCATCCTATCATCGTGTCCGGCATAGGCGACGTTGTGGCAACAGCCACCACTGACACCGTACATGTGGAGGCAGGGGAGAGGGTGACCTTCGGCTACGACCTCGAAAGCGTCATCTCCATGCTGCCGCAACATGACATATCCGACTGGCACATAGGCATGAATAACGTCTCGCCCCTGCATATACGAGTCAAGGCCACGGGCGCAGGCGTCGGCTTCTACAACGAGAAACACTATATCATCTTCAACACCACCGAGAATAGCGGCAAAGACTGGTTCCTTGACCGTAACACCGTCTTCGGCAACTATGTCTCGCAGGCCGTTGGCAAGGCCATGCGCCGCGCCTATGAGATACGCGAGTGTGGTTACTCGCCCATCGCCGTAGGTGTGCAGGGCGACATGACGCTGGCCGCGTTCCATGACGAGCTGACGCTGATACCGACGACGGCCACCGACATACAGCTGGAAGCGACGGCCTCGTTCTATACGCCTGAAGCGACTGAAGACGTGACGCCCTTTGCGCTGGCAGGTTCCAATGTGGTGTCTTCCAATTATTGGTATAATGTCAGCACAGCGCCGACGCTGTCGGTCGGCATATCCAACGTCACCGTGCGCCGTGCGGAGAACATGCGCAGCGGCCGTGCCGTGAGCCTTGAGGCTCTGTTCGGCGACATAGCACCCTTCGCCGTCCTGCTGCAGTATGCCAAGCTGCACCATCTCGTGTGGGAGGTCGACGATGTGGCCGAGACCGTCACCGTCAAGCGCTCGAAGGATGCCTTTGCGGACTTCATGGCCGCGAACCCTGCCGACATCACGCCGCAGGTGGCGCAGGCCGTCACCATGACGCCTCTGTCGTGGGAGCACCGCAGCGTCCTCTTCAACCTCGAAGGCCTTGACACGACCTTCACTGAAGGCTACGAAGAACGGCACGGCATACCCTTCGGCAGCAAGCGTATCGTCACGCAGAACGCCGTCGGCAAGGGAGAGAAGAAGCTCATCACCAACTACGGCAGCAAGGCGTCGGCGGTGGCGAGCCTCACAGCGGCACCCGTGAGAGCCATCATGGCGTCGGACACCACGACGCAGGTCGAGAGCCTGCCGGCCATCGCCAACGTCAAGGACGACAAGGCCGCGAACATCAGCGGCAATTTCTACTACCGCCGCGCCAACAGAACGGCGGCAGAGCCTCTGCTCGACGGCTGGCGCAGCAGCGTGTATGTCTCCGACGACAGCATAGACGAAGTGCTGCGCAACACATTCTGCTGGCATGGCGACAGCGCCAGCGATATGCCGCTGGCCGTCATCCCTGTCTTTGCCACGGTGGCGGCTTCGGGGCAGTCGCTGCTCTTCGCCCCCGTGAGGGAGGCCTATACCGGCACCCCCGACGTGGCGACGCAGTATCTCTATGAGAGGGCGTGGCAGGGCTACGTCGAGGAGCTATACGACGTGCAGAACAAGACGATAGAGGTGAATATCGACCTGCCGCGTGACATCTTTGACAAGGTGCGGCGCGTGCCGCTCGTCATCATCGACCACCTGCTCTATCTCGTCACCGAGATACGCAGCTGGGGAGAGCACAACACCACATGCAGGTGCAAACTTCGACAAATCAACAATATCAACAACCTAACATCATAATATTATGAGCTTGATAATACCTATGGGCGGAGGCCGCCGCAAAGGAGCCTCCGGCATCCACGACAAGAGCCATGTCAACTTCATCATGCTTGACATGACGGTGAGCGACCCTGCCACCATGATTGGCGGCGATGTCAACGGCAAGCTGATACGCCGCATCCGCGCCAACTCGCACCGCTATCTCGGCAAGTATGTCGCCGACGGCGTGATGCTGCTGTGCCAGCTCGACGACCACGACAGCACGAAGTTCTACGACGGCACGGCGGCCACGCTCGACGGCACGCAGGGCGACGTCTTCATGCAGCGGCCTACGCTCTACACGCAGGCCGTGGAGGTGTCGGCAGGTGTTTGGAAGATAGGCTTCGCCGACTACAAGGTCGACGAGAGCTGGCTTGAGTGGTCGGAGCACGACATCATCGGCGCCTATGAGGCTGCCTCGACGACGGCTTTCGACGGCTCGACGCTGGAGACCGCCAACAGCGGCGCAGGCTTCCTTCGCAGCATCAGCGGCGTGGCGAGCCTCGCCAGCGTGTCGCAGGCCAACTTCAAGATTAAGGCACGCAACCGCTCGGCGAACTTCAGCCTCGTGCGCTGGGAACATCAGAACATCATGGCCTTCCTCTTCTATGCCATCTACGGCAACACCAACGCGCAGGCCATCTGCGGAAGTGGTACGGCCACGAATGCCAAGAACACTGGCCTCACCAACGCCCTCGGCATGACAGACACCAACAGCGTCAACGGCAATCAGTCGAGCATCAACTTCTTCGGCCTCGATAATTGGTGGGGAAATAAGTACGAGTGGGTCGACAACGTTGACGTCAACGGTTACGACTGGACTATTGCCGACCGTAACAGCGGCTTGACACGCACGGTGCAGGGGCAGGTGACGCCCAACACATGGGTCTACCCCAAGCGCATGGTCGTCGGTGCCAACCTCGACCTCATACCCTACCCGACGCAGACAGGAGGCGACGACCATCACGGCTTCTGCGACGGCATCTATATGACGGGTTCCAGTGGGCGTGTTGTCCTGCGCTCGTGCGCCAGTGCGTACTCGCAAGGCGGGGTGGCGTGCGCGGATGCGGGTAGCGGCTCCTCGACGACGTATGCGAGTTACGGGTCGCGCCTCGCCTTCCGCGGCCACTGCGTTAAAGCGGAGAGCGTCGCCGCGTTCCTCGCGGCGACAGCGATAGGATAAAAGATATGGGCGGAAGCTCCCGAAGTGGGCGTGTTGTCCTGCGCTCGTACAACAATGCGAACTCGCAAGGCGGAGTGGCGTACGCGAATGCGAATAACGACTCCTCGAATACGAATGCGAATAACGGGTCGCGCCTCGCAATCATGAGAATGTCCAGAGATATATCGGCAAGGCATAGGCAACGCGATTGTCGAGCCACGCCGAGGGAGCGGAGCCTCACCACACCGCACAAGCGGAGGTGAAAAATAACGGACAACGGGGTGGCGCGGTCAGTAGCGCGAGCGAGAACGGCAAGCCCCACAGAATGAAGGCTGATGAAAAGCTACGGCGGCATAATAGAGCAGGCATCCTCGTACAGCAACTTGTACGAGAGCTTCGACTATGTGCTGCGCGGCACCATGAGAAAGACATGCCCGACGGGACAGAAGCTGCTCGCCCACCGCGAGGAGGTGATAGCACAGCTCCAGCAGGAGCTCCGCGAGGGCACGTTCCGCATCAGCCACTATCATCAGTTTAATATCATAGAACGTGGCAAAGAGCGCACGATACAGGCGATACCGCTGCGCGACCGTATAGCCCTCAACAGCCTCATGAACGAAATAGAGAAGCGGCTGCTGCCGTCCTTCATCACGGACACGGCGTCGAGCATCAAAGGTCGCGGTGGCCTCTACCTGCTCAAGCGCATGCAGAAGGCCATGCAGACAGACCGCGAGTTGATGTGGTTCTACAAGTGCGACATCCGCAAGTACTATCAGAGTATCGACCAAGAAAAGCTGACGGCCATCATCCGGCGCAAGTTCCGAGAGCCGCAGGTGGTGGCCATACTTGAGGACTGCGTGCGCATGCTGCCGCAAGGCATCAGCATCGGCCTGCGAGCAAGTCAGACTTTCGGCAACCTGTATTTGAGCGAATATGTAGACCATGCCATAAAGGACGGCCTCGGCTGTAAGTACTACTGGCGATACTGCGACGACATCATTGTCGGCGGTCACTCGCCCCAAGACCTCACGGCTGCAAAGGAGGCTATCCACAGCCATGCTGCGGAGGCAGGGCTTGACATAAAAGGCAACGAGCAGATATTCTGCATCGACAGCAGGCCGCTGGACTTCCTCGGCTATGTCATCCACGGTGACGGCCGTATAGCGCTGCGCAAGCACATAAAGCAGCGCTTCATACGCCACTGGCGTGATGTCAAGAGCCGCCGGAGGAAACGAGAGCTCTTGGGCTCGTTCTATGGATGGGCGAAGCACGCCCACGCAAAACATCTATTCAAGACACTAACAGGCTACAATATGAAAGATTTTAGTGAGCTCGGCATATCTTATGTCGCTGCCGACGGCAAAAAGCGTTACGAGTGCCCCACGGTGAGGCTCGACGACTTACAGAATACGCGTATCATCGTCAAGGACTACGAGACGGGCGTTACCACGAAGGAGGGCGGCGACAGATATCTCGTGCTTGTAGAAGACGAGAATGCCAAAGAGTTTAAGTTTTTCACCAACAGCGAAGAGATGAAGCAGATACTCGACAAGACGCGCGAGGCCGGTGCGATACCTTTTCGCACGGTGATACGGAGAAAGACCTTCGGAGAAGGAAAGAAAAAATATTGTTTCACTTAAAAATCAACAAATTATGTACATTATTCATTCAGGTACTGACGAGCTGCCCGTGGTGCGCTGCACCGACGAAAAGAGGCAGCACTGGTGCATCGTGTGGGACTGCCACGAAGAGCCGTCCGAAGAGTGCGAAGGCGCCGGCATGGGCTACACGTACAAGTGCGTCGACTACACCCGCAAGCCCACCATCGAAGAGGTGAAGGCCGACATCATGGCCGACCACGACAGCGAGAGCTACGACTGGAAGGAGTACGAAAGACTGCTGGGCGATGCTGATTAAGGTAGAACGCAAGGCGCGAAAGAACGCCTACACCGTCGGCAAAGTGAGCATCGACGGCAAAGCCTTTTGCGACAGCCTCGAGGACACCGACCGAGGAGCCACGCAGGTGATGCCCTTCGTCTCGACAGGCGGCAATAAGGGCTATTGGTTGAGGCATGACAACACCTCTATCGACAAGGTGCCGAGCAAGACGGCCATACCGACGGGGCGCTATGACGCGTGCTCGTACTATTGGCCAAAGTTTAACTCCTACGTGGTGCGGCTGCTCCGCGTGCCTGGCTTCACCGGCATACTCATGCACAACGGCATGACGGCAGACCACAGCGAGGGCTGCATCCTGCTCGGAAAGAACAACATCGTCGGGAGGCTTGACGGCAACCGCATCTACATGGACGCCATCGTGGCGCGTGTCATGGCTGCCGAGCATCGCGGCGAGAAGGTAGAGGTGGAGGTGGTATGACGAGAGTGTTCTTTATCGTCTTGCTGGCCTCGGTCTTGTGTTGCTCCTGTCGTACCGTCCGCGTCATCGAGCAGGTGCCCGTCGAGGTGCATGACACCATCAGGCAAAAAATTTTTCTCCACGACAGCACCTACATCGACCGCTGGCACACCGTCGAGGTGAAGGGCGACACCATCTTTGTCACAAATGAAGTGACCAAGTCAAAAATTGTGACCAAGATAGACACTGCCTACCGCTATATCGAGAAGCCTGTAGTCACTACCGTTACCGAGACCGTGGAGGTCGCCAAGCCGCTGTCATGGTGGCAGAAGGCTCTCATGTGGTCGGGAGTGGCGGCGCTGGTGGTGCTGCTGGCTGTCTTGTTGGCAAAATTTTGGCAACTTTTTTATAGATAATAGCAACGTTTTGAAACAAAGTCGGCGACGGCAGCACATTTTACTGCTGATTGTCAGCATGTCTGCAACATTGCGTAACACCACGCAACAAAACACTTAAGTCCTGGTGGGACAACAAACGGCGACTGATATTCAATCGGTTGCCGTTTGTTGTTGGCAATTTTTTGGCAAAAGGGCGGCTACACCTCATCGAAGCGATGCATGGCGGTGGCCTTGAGTTCGTCGACGATGGCGACGTAGGGCTTCATGGTTTGGAGGCTGTTGTGGCCTGTAAAGCGCGTGATAATTTCGGATGGTATGCCGAGCCGGAGGGCATGAACGACGAAGGTGCGTCGTGCGTAGTGGGTGGTGAAGTCCTCGAAGAGCAGCAGCGCCTCTTCGTGGCGTTCGTTGCCTCGGAAGTACACCTGCCGCACGGTGCGGTCGAGCTGTGCCAGAAGGGCGGCGTCCTTGAGCAGTCGGTTGGCGGCTTGGTTGGTGGGCGCATGCAGGACGCGGCCTTGCGTGCCTCGGTACTTATCTATTATCGCGCGCGCGTATTTATTTAGTGGTATGTCGAGAGGGTCGGCGGTCTTCTGCGTGACGACGCGGAGGCTGTCGTCGGTGACGTCGTGCCAGCGTAGAGCCGCCGCGTCGGAGTAGCGCAGCCCTGTGAAGGCGCAGAGGCAGAAGATGTCGCGGACGTGGGAGAGGGCGGCGTGGTCGCCGTAGTTGAAGGTGTAGAGGTGCATGAGCTCATCCCACTCAAGATATGTGACGGCTCGCGGCACGGTGCGGAGGTGCAGGGGCTTGACGGGGCAGGAGGTGTAGCCGCGGCCGTTGCTCCAGCGCAAGAACCAGTTGAGGATGGCCACCTTCTTAGCGAGGGTCGTGTTGCGGATGCCGTGTGCGGTGTGGAGGTCTATAAATCTCGCGCGTGCTGCGTCGTCTATCTCGTCGGCGTAGGTAGTGCCGCTGGCGGTGAGTTCGCGGTGCAGCATGCCGAATTTTGCGGCCGTGGCAGGTTGCCATCCGCGTTCGCGCTGTTGCTCTTCCATGAAGGCGGCGATGGCGTCGGCCACCGTCATGCGGTCTTGTAGCCGTTTAGTAGCCGTGAAGAGGCCGTCGAGGTCGTGGGGTGTGGGTGTGCGTCCTTCGGCGGCGAGGCGGGCGAAGAGGCCGTCCACCTGCTGGCGTGCGTCGAGGACGGCGCTGTTGACGGCGGCGACGTCGCGGAAGGTGCCGCGAGGGCGTGCCAGCTGGCGTGCTGCATCCCAGCTGTCGGGAGGGCATGATACGGCGAGGGTGTGGCGGTAGCGTTGGCGGCACCAAGTGACGGTGAGGGCGACGCTGTGTGTGCCGTCGCGTAGCGGTCGCGGCAGCAGGGCGAAGGTTACGGAGTAGCGTGTCGTCATCGTGTCAGCTTTTCAATGATGCGCGAGAGGCGGTCGATAGTGGCCTGCTGGCTTTCTATGATGCCGCCGCCGTTCTCCGTCACGGTGGCCGTGGAGTGGTCGGAGGCCACGGCGTTGTGATGTGCCGCCGTGCCTGCCAGCATGGAGCCTTCACCCGTGATGAGCCAGTAGGGCGAGACCTCGGGGCAATGCTTTGCTATGGCCTTGAGCATGTCACGCGAGAACTCCTGCTGGTTGCCTGCCGATATTTGGTATAGTTCGCGGTTTTTAGCGCCAATTTTTTGGTTTAATTCTACGATTTTTAGCCTGTAAAAACGCAAAATTTCTGCCAATTTCGCGCTGTCAAGAAAAAATTTTTCATTCATAACTATTTAATTTATTGTTTATTGTTCTCTAAAAAGTTCAGCCGCTGAAAAAAAAGTTTGGTAGTTAGAAAATTTATAGTATTTTTGCAACTGCTTTTGAAGGCAAAAATACAAAAAAATTGAAACAACAAACAAAAAATTGAAACAACAAAAAAAAATTGTAATCATGGAAACGAAACAAAAAGACCTTTACACTACCGCATTGGAGATGCACATCGAGACTCCTTACGTCTGTGGATGGATGCCCTGCGATGACGAACGCTACGGCTGGCAGCTTGTTAGAATGAGAGACAATGCAATATTGAGGCACATTGGAAGTGCGGAAAAGGGGCAGATAGGAGTGCTGCACGCTTTGAATTATATCAAGGCCAAAATGTTTGACATGGGTATCAGCAATGACGAGGTAGTCTTCCTTTAAAAACCAACCATCGGGGAGGGGCGACCCTCCCCACAAAACCGACAACGACATGAACAACATAAAGATTGAAAAAGCTGCAGAGATTATCAACATGAGCAAGAGCAGCTATGCTTACCAGACGCTCGCCAAAAAGGACTTCGCCACCAACGAGAAGGTGCGCACCTGCCACACCTCGGGCAGAGGTCGCTTCACAAAGTGCCTTGACTACACGGATGACTTCCGCCGCCTGCTGGATGCGGCAGGCATTGCCTATGAATACGGCAACGACGCCCCTCGCGGCGGCAAGTGCGGTCAGTATATAATGTTTAAATAACCAACACCGCCACGACATGGAAAAGATGAAGCTGACCGTACACCGCTGCCCGCACTTCCGCGACTGGCAGTATTGGAGAGTGCGCCCCAACGGCGTGATAGTGCTGTGTAAGAAGCGCGGCTTTAAGACCGAGATATACAAATAAAGGAGGGCGACGGCGATGATGTTCCAACTGACATGGGAAGACGACGGTGTGGTGCTTGAGGCCTACACCGACCTGCTGAAAGGGCGCTACGAGTGGGTGCGCCTGCGCAAGTTCATCGGCGAGGGCGACGCCAAGCTGTTCCGCGAGGTGCGCTGCCCGAAGATGACGGACAACGAAGTGAAGATGCTGGCACGCCAGTATGTGGGGCTCGACCGCTACACCTGCTGTGCCGGACGTTGGATGAAAACCTTAAGAGTATACTGACATGCGCCTCAAGTTCATCATGATTTTCGCCAGCCCGTGGGGCGCCACATGGAGGTGCGAGGAGCATATAGGCAACATCCTGCTCTTCACGAACCACGACAGCCTCACGGCGGCGCTGGAGTACGCCCGACAGCAGGGGTACGACGAGACGAACACGAATATCTATTAACCTATAAAACACAAGATTATGAACATTACAACAGATTACCATGTCGCAACTGGTGGCGACTATTGCGTTGCCACGAGCCGAGGCTCTGCTTCGGTCGGTCGTCATGGTGTGGCGGTGGCTCGCAATGATGAGGCGAGGGTGCGCGGTAAGTATGGCGCCCTGCTGGTGGTGGCCATAGAAGATTACGGCTCCTACAACATCAAAGAGTGGAAGGCCGGCGTCGTGGACGGCGTCACCCTCAAGGCCGACACATGGTACACCGTGGAGAACGGCGAATGGAAGGAGGTGACCGATGAGCAGTAACATGACCTTCGCCGAGCGCGAGCAGCTGACGCGTGACATCGCCGAAGGCTACGCCAAAGGGAACTACGACATATGGCAGTTCTTCGACCTCATGGAAGAGGTGTTGAGGGTGCCGAAGCCGGAGCCCACGAAGACCATCGGCGACATATACCTTGAGCTCAAGCTGGTGGTCGCCGACATGAAAGAACACCAGAACATGTAAAATATCAATTATTAACCCAAAAAAAACAAAAAGACATGGAAACAACCAACAACAACATCAACGAGAAGTATGCCGACCTCATCACGAAGAAGGCGGCGAAGGAGAGCGAGATACGCATGCTCAAGTACGCGCACGAGTGCGACCGCCGCACCATCGCCCACGACACCGAGAAGGAGCTGGCGGTGTGCCGCCAGCACATGGCGGACTTGACAAAGGAACGTGACGCCGAGCTCCGGCTCCGTCATGACGCCTTCATCGCCAAGAAAGACGCCCTGCTGGGCGAGTTAGCAGCCATCAACGCCGAGATGGCACGTATCAAAATGCCTGAAGAAGTATGAGACCGCTGGTGACACCACTGAAGGCAGAGCGTATGGCACGTAACGCGAAGATATGCAGGGACTACCTTGCACACCGCAAGCGCGGAGGACAGAAGATGAAGATATATGCTTTCCTCGGCGACATCTACGGCTTGAAAGCCGCCCAAGTGCGTGCCATCGTCAAGGAAGGAGGGTGTCTATGAGCCAGCCCCTCTATATAGGCAGCGTGAACGGAGTGGCGCACTACCTCGGTTGCAGCCGCACCACCGTGTGGCGCCGCATGAAAGACCGCCCCGACTGCTTCCGCCGCCTCTCGCGCTCGATAATAGCAGTTATTAACCTATAAAAAACACAAAACAATGTTAATCAGAAAACCCTCGGAAATCGTTTCCAAGAAGACCATCAGCGCCATCATCTACGGGCAGAGCGGCGCTGGCAAGACCGCCCTCGCATGCAGCGCCCCGTCGCCGGTGCTCTTCGACTTCGACGGAGGTGTAGGCCGTCTCGACTTCGGTCTCGAATGCGACACCGTGCAGCTCACCACCCTTCAGCAGGCCTTCGACGGCCTGCAGGAGGTCGCCGCTGCCGGATGCTACAAGACCGTCATCGTCGACACCCTCTCGAAGCTCGTAGACAAGGCCACCGCGAAGAAGTGCGGCGCATCCATGCCGCAGATGCGCGACTGGCAGTTCATCTATGCCGACTGCAAGCGCTTCGTCGCCGCTGCCACGGAGCTTGGCCTCAACATTCTTTTCGTGGCGCAGGACAAGGAGGTGAAGAAGAGCGGCAAGGACGACCTCTTCCATCGCCCCGACTGCCCGGAGAAGATATACAGCATGCTCCGTGCCGACGTCGACATCATCGGCTACCTCTACTACAGCACCGACGGCGGCGTCGACAAGCGCACCATCACCTTCAACCCGACGACCTACACCGAAGGCAAGAACACCGCGGCCTTCGATGCCGAGTATCACATACCCACCGCCGACCGCGAGCATCCGCTGACCTTCATGGCCGACCGCATCGCCGAGTTCGTCAAGCACCAGGAGGCGAAGGACGAGGCACGCCGCGAGGAGCTGAAGGCCGTGGAGAAGCTGCTGGCCGACTTCGAGGAGAGGCTGAAGGCCGTAGACGACGCCATGAGCCTCAACGAGCTCACCAAGTGGGTGCTGGGGCAGGCTCCCGTGGGCGACAGCCGCATGACCATGAGCCGCCGCATCGCCGACAAGGCCAAAGGACTGAAGTTGAAACTTAACAAGGAGACCAAGCTCTATGAGTAGAACCGCCCCTCACCGTATGGCCTTCCACAGCGTCAGCGAGGCTGCGCGGAGACATGGCTACAGCCTCATCGTCACCAACGGCAGGACGTGGCTCATCAAGGGCTTGTCGTGGCGCTGCCTGCGCACCGAGGACGTCGCCGCCTTCCTCTGCCCGAGTGTGGAGAAAGAGGATGCCTCGAAACACGAGCCCACGCACATCACGGGCTTCCAACCAAGTAACACCGACAGCCATGAAGAGACACTATAACCTATACCCCTCGCTCCTCGACGCCTTCTGCTATATGCGGAGCGTCGAGGGCGGCGAGGCCGACATCAAGGCCGCAGAGCAGGAGTTCCTTGACAAAGTGAACCGGGTGCCGCAAGACCCGAGCTACTACGCCGCTCGCGGTACTGCCCTCAACGAGCTCGTGGACGCGAGGGTGTGCCACGCGATACCGCAGCACCCTGTGCGCTATGTCAACGAAGGCGACAAGGGCGGCGTCTACACCGTAGACATCGACACCTTCAGCATCGACTTCGCGGAGGCTCTTGTGGAGCAGACCGCGGCGCATGTGGACGGCATGACGGCGCAGGTCTACTGCGAGGCCGACATAGAGGTGGCGCAGGGCGTGGTGACGCTCTACGGCTACGCCGACTATGTTGAAGGCCGCGAGGTCGTAGACCTCAAGACCTCGAAGGATTACCAGCCCGACACGCGCGACTTCAGCGGCCACTGGCAGCACCGCGTCTACCCCTACTGCCTCATGAAGAGCGGCATGGTCGCCGAGGTCGACAAGTTCACCTACCTTGTGGCCAGCTGCAAGGCAGGCAAGGACGGCGTCGTCGACGGCCAGCTGTACCGCGAACCCTACGACATCACCTTCGAGGCCTGCGAGCGCGAGCTCCGCGAGTTCCTTGAGGGCGAGTTCCTGCCGTGGCTGGAAGACCACAGAGATATGATTACAGACACAAAAATTTTCAACGATTAAAACACAAAACGATGAACAAAAACGCTAAGAAACAACAGCAGATGGAAATGGCGATAGCCAACAAACTGCAAGAGATGGGCTGCAACGATGCCAACGAGATATTTGAAGTGCTGGGAGGCGCTACGCTGCTTCTCCTCAAGGTCACAGGGGAGTATATAGGCATGGACTTCGACGCTATGCGGAATGAATACGTCCGCGGCCTCATGGCAGCAAAATGTGAATAACCAACCCTTAAAACCGAAAGACATTATGCAACAAGTAATTGGAAGATTAGTGGCGATATTGGACGTCGTCACGGGCGAGAACCAGCGCGGCACATGGCAGCGTGGAGGCTTCGTCATAGAGGTCGGCAACGACTATCCGAGCAAGATAGCCTTCACGACCTTCGGCGACAACATAGGTCTCGTGAACGAGGGCATGCTCGGCCGCACCATACAGGTGACGTACCGAGCCGAGAGCCGCGAGTTCGGCAACCGCTGGTATACCGACCTCAAGGCCTTGCGCGTAGGCATGTATCAAGCCGTGGATGCTCCGGCACCTGCCCCTGTGGCGGCAGCACCAGCAGCAGCACCGGCAGCGGCCATGCCGCAGGATAATGAACTGCCCTTTGATATTTGACGCATGAGGGCGATAGGTCATAACGGCTGGCGAGAGTGGGATGAGCTCACCGACGCGGAGCGCCGCGAGTGGATGGAGGCCATGAATGAGGCTGCCAGATACGTCGAGGAACGCAAGAGCCGGGAGCCCACCCCCACCGTCGCCGAGAACATAACACGATACGAACACAACAAACGCTTCATATACTGATGATTATAAGACTGATAACAGCGCACATGCCTGACGGCACGGAGAGAATGTTCAGCAGCCGTGCAAAAGCGGCGAGGGAGCTCGGCGTCGGCCTCGGATACATCTCCCTGATGATAAAGACGGGCGCCCCCTACTGTCCGACGACCTACAATGGCAAGAAGGCTCTCATCGGCATGACGATGACGGAGGTGGTGGCCGTGACGCAGCCCGTGGTGCGAGAGAAGAAGGCGAGACCCTTGTGCCTGCGCTGCACGCACCTCTACCCCTTCGAGGCGAAGGAGGGCGAGCGCTACGTGTGCTGCCTATACGGCAAGCGCGTGACCGAGGAGCCGGAGTGCTGCGAGGGCTTCCAGGCCGGAGCCAACAAGCGACAGATGGAAGGATGAGCAGCTATGTGAACATACAGACGGAGTGGCTGACGACATGGCGGCTGACGGCTGACGAGGCAGTTGTCTATGGCTACCTTCATGGCTGGCTCATAGACCGAGGCGACAAGGCCGTGCCCTTCCGGCAGACGCAGGCCGCTATGGCGTCGGCGCTCGGCATGACAGAACGCAAGTTCAAGAGACTGCTGGCTCGCTTGGTGGCCTATGGCTGTGTGACCGTCATCCACGAAGGGGCGGCTGTAGGCTACCGCCTTCACGCGCGTATGATATATAATGTAGGAGTGACAAAATTGACACCGAGGGACAAAATTGACACCGAGGGACAAAATTGTCACCCCAAGAGTGACAAAATTGACACCGACGGAGTGACAAATTTGACACCCACACATATTAATCATATAAATAATCATGATTTAAACACGAGAGAGAACGCGCACGCGCGCGCGAGGGGTGACATGGAGAAGGAGGGTGAGGCTGACGCCGCCGAGGAGGCTCGCAAGGCCGCCGAAGAGTACGAGGCCAAGCAGGTGCAGAAGGTCGGCGTCGACGAGCTCACGCGCGAACTGCGGCAGGAGGTCGAGGGCGGCAGCCAGCTCTCCGAGAGCCTCACGCGCCTCTACGGCCTCGACCGCCGGCAGCAGATGGAATATGTCGGCTGGTTCCTCGACACACTCCGCGTGCAGGGTGTGCAGTTCAAGGTGCGCAGCGACTACCGCAAGCACTTCCTCTCGTGGCTCAACCGCAAGATGATTGACAAGCAAAAGAACATGACGAAAGATGAACAACGAATTGACAGAAACAAGAAGCTCTTTGCCGACCTGCTGTGACGAGGTCATGCAGGCTGTGGTGCTGGGCGGCAAGATAGACAGCGTGCAGGCTGTTGTGGAGCAGGGCGGCAGCACCCTCGGGCGGCATATACGCGAAGACCGCGAGAAGGACGTGCGACGCATCATACGCGCCCTGCTCGCCAAGCTCCGCGACGACCTCCATGTGAACAACGAGCTTACCGACGACAACATACTCCACATCGAGCGCCGACTCATCGACGACCCCGAGATCCGCTGGTGGCTCAAGATAGAGGACGTGGCGCTGCTCTGCCGCCGCATCACGCAGGGCTACTACGGCCACTTCTACGGCCACTTCTCCGAGGTGGAGTTCGGCGATTGCCTCGTACGCTACTGCCACGAACGCGCCGAGGTGCACCGCATAGCCAACGACAAGACCGTCGACAGTGGCGACCCAGCCGTGCTTGAGGAGGTGGGCTACAAGATGGACGGCAAGGGCAATCTCATCGTGCCGGAGGCTCGGCAGGGCGTGGCGAAGCGCAAGCCCTTGCGCTACATCTACAACGAAAAGTGCGAAATCGTCGGCGAGAACCCTGCCTACTGGGGCAAGGTGCGGAAGGAGAAGAGCCGCGAGGAAATGGAGGCCATCAACAAGGGCAACGCCGTAATCGAACGCGCCATGAAGATTATGGAGGAGAAGGGCGTGGACTACATGAAGGCCTACGACATGGCCACCGAGATGGAGGAACACCTCGCCAAGAGCAAGGAGCTCACCGAGCGCACCCTGCACATCATGGACGAGCAGGGCATTGGCTACGTGGACGCCTACACAAAGGCGCTGGAAGAACAGAAAACAGTAAACGAAAAGAACCAATGCTGAACGTAATAACACTTTTTAGCGGCTACGACAGCCAATGCCTCGCGCTGAACCGCCTCGGCCTGCCCTACGACCTCGCCGCCTGGTGCGAGATAGACCGCCACGCCATCACCGCCCACAACGCCCTCT